GGATATAAATCACTGTCATAGTGTAGCCACCAGGCATATTTTTAAGTCGTTTAATAAAAAGATTATCAAAAAACTTCTTATCAACTTTTAACCAAAAATATATTTTAGTCTTTGCCATCATCTACCCCCAAAAACTTTAAAACGTCTGAGACTTTATAATACGCTTTTCTAGTATCTTCAATAGGCGGTATATACTGTGGCAGTCCCGCACCTTCCCATTTTGTTAAGGTTTTATCTCCTATGCCCAGTTCTTCCTTTAGTTCCACCTTGCTAATCAAATCTAATCTTTTTTGAGGTGCTTTCTCATGGCTTTTTAAATATCGTTCCACTGCTTCCAAAATCTTAGACTTTAAATCTTCAATCATTTTTTCAAACATCTTAGTACCCCCATGGCTTAACCGCTGCAAGCTGAATATATCGCCCATAATCAGGGCTTAAATCCTCGCTAGTCGTTTCAATCGTCTGTGTACTTTCTCGCTCGATTTGAGCGCTTTTTTTTGCGGTCTCGGTGGTTTAGATAGATTAGTAAACCAATAGCTACCACAATAAAGATAAGCGCCTGTATGTTGGTTAAATCTAACTCATTCATGTTTTATCCCCTTTCTATAGTCATTAGCCTGTTGAGTATGTTCTGAAATGAGTTGGTTCATAGCTTGGATTACTGTATTTAGTAAAGCTGATGATTGTTTACTGTCTTCCATACTAGCCATTTCTAAGACTAGTAGAGTATCAGTTAACTGACAACAAAGCCCCTCATAATCTACTAGAACATCATTTGTATTTACTGTCATATTGTTTTCCTGTGCCTTTTTTTGCCTGTTTCCTATACACGATTAGTACCACTCCAAACGCTGGGCAGTTGCCCCAAGTTGGCGAACGCTTGTAGCGGTGTTTCGTGAGTAATTACCCATCTTTCAGCTAAACAAGGCCTTAGAATCACCCTGTCAGCGCTTGATTTCAAAACCTTTTCTAATTGCTTGCCTGCTCTTCGGTTTTTCTTTAGGTATTTGATAGAATAGATATTTTTTGCTATAATCAGAGCATAGAAAAAATTTCTATATCCTTAATCTTGTCGCTTGCTCGCCTCGTCTAAAATTTGAGCAAGTGATTTTTTTATTTTCTTTTTGCATGATTACTACCTGACTTTGGTTTATAAAGCAAGTCTTTACTTTCGATAAGATCTAGAATCCAACTGATTCCCTGTTCTACTGTTTCAAGAAATGCGCCCAGGTCTTCACTGTCCAAGTTCTCGTAGTTCATACAAAGATATTCGGCTAGTTGTCTGTCTTTCTCAACTAGCTTTTTAAAATCCTTGGGATACTTAGGAATTTCTAACCCCTTGGCATTTGTAACTGTCTTAAAATCATTTTCCATTTTCTATACTCCTATACTTTAAAAATTAGTTCTTTAATTTCTGAATACCCCCTATTCAAGCTAATCATAGCTATTGCCATATCTTCCAAACGTTGGTAGTTTGTCAATTCTACACTTGTCAAGCCATCAATACCGTTCTTACTTTCTCGCTCATTCATGAGTTGCGCTTTATTCTTCCCTGTCGCTCCCTTTAGTAGTAAGTTTGTAAGTGTACTATAGGCATGCTTAGGTGCTTTCTCCCATGTTTGAATAGCTTCAGTTAAGCTTTTACGCTTTGGTTTTTCTAGTTCCCGTTGAAGATAGCGTTTAGAAAGTTCATCACGCATTTCAAAGAAGGCTTTAACTAGGTTAGTTTTGAAGTTGGCCACTTGCTCAGTATTTTTTAAGAATGTAACTAACAAGGTCGCTTGTTGCTCATTCAAAATATAATCCTTAGTATTCTGGCCGCTTTCCATAGCTTGGATTTTAAATCCAACCTTTCCGAACCGTTCAAACCTTACTTGATGTTTGCGGATTGTCTTGGTTATTGTATGATGTTGCAATCCAGTGCATTCTGCTACGATACTGCTCAGTGTATACGGCTCTTTTCTGCCGTCCATGTAAACCAGTTCCATTGGTTCGCTCCTTTCTTCTTGTTGCTCGTGCTTGCCACCTAAAACAGTACCAAGGTAAATCATTGAGGTAGGGAAAAATTAGGAGAGAATGAACCCCTACAAACCCTTGATACTGCCATAGGTAGCAAGCAAAATAATCTAGTAAATAATTAACTAATTCCGTTTATCAATCTCCAGTGGTAAAGCACCACATGAGAAATCTGTAAATGTAGAGTAGTATTGCGATTGGTTCGCTCCTTTCTAATAATCTTCTAAAAGCCACTCTATCACACTTTCGTAAATGCGCTTAGGTGCATCGTAGTTGCCAGCTTCAATTTTTGCTAGAGTAGGAGGTGTAATTTTTAGTTTCTTGGCTAACTGAACTTTTCCAAGCTGAAGCTCCCCTCGTTTTCGACGAACTTTTTTTGCATGTTCTATTGTTAATAACATTATCAACTCACTCCTTTCTAAAAAATCTTGATTTGGACGAAAGTTTTTTCATCACACTTTGAATTATAAACGAATTTATTTTCGTTGTCAGGCGATAAATGAAATTTTTTTCGTCTATGATTTTATTTTTTCTCTCTACTATGTTATACTTTAGATAAACGTATAAGAGGATAACTAATGGAAAAACAAACACCTAAAAATAATCTAAAAAAACTTAGAATAGAAAAAGGATTCTCCCAAAAAGAATTTTACGAAGATATTATAAAAAAAGAACTAGGTTTGAATATTACTTTACGAACTTATCAAAATTGGGAAAATCCAAATAATGAAATCAAATCAAAACCTGCTCTACTACTTGCAGAATATTTCGGGGTAAATGTTGGATATCTTTTAGGGGAAGACGAAAGAAGAACAACCTACCTAACCTCTACTCTAGAGAAATATAGTGATAACATGGAATCCCCAGTAGATTTCGCAGGATATGGTTTGTTGGCGCTAACTCGTGGTGAAAAAGTAAGGGATACCGTAATAGAAAACCTTAGAGAAATCACAGACTATTATGGACATAGAAGATTTGCTAAAGAAGAATTTAAAAATTGGAGTCAAGAAAAAAAAGATCTTATGTTAAAAGGAATGCAAGACTATGCTGATTCAAATATCGGAAGATTTCTTGCAGGTCTAATGACCTTTCCTGATAAGACTAAAATTACTATTATTGATTTTTTAACACTAGACAATAAAGAAAGGGAAGCTGTTAGTACAATAATTTCCTCGTTAGCTGATAATCCTGTTCTTCATAAAGATTATGACGACTAATATAAAATCACTAATCACTATATAAGCTCCATATCCGCCAATAGCTACTTTATCTCATAGGCCTATTGTTAAAAATATGGGATATCGCACTAAATCTTTTATCAGAAAAACATCAGCATATAGGAGGCTACTTATGAAAAAATTACTAAGCACGTCAGCTATTTTACTTTCTGCTACCCTTCTAGTAGCTTGCTCTAACAATCAATCAACTACCAAAGATAGCTCGGAGCAACCAAAAACGGAGCAAAAAAATACTACTTCAACAAACACAAAAGCCAAAGTAGATAACAGTAAATACGATGATCTAATTTCTGAAATCAAATCAAAATTAGATCCTGAATCAACTGGCGCAATAAGCGTTAAAATTCAAAATAACGTAATCGATTCAGATTCATCCGAACCGCATGATACAATCATGATTTTGCTAACTGGAACGGCTAAAGATAGCGCAAAAGAGACTATGGACGCAATCAATTCAAATTCTGCTACAACTAATCAGCAAAATGCAATTACCGTATTTCGGATGTCTATATCTGAGTTTGCTAAAAAATTACCAGACGACAATACTACTCTTTCCCTTGGGTATGAAAAATCTGCTGATCAATACGACTTAATCGCAAAATCTGCAAAACAAAAAGATTTTATCCCTATTGGAGAACTCATCGTAAATTAAAAAACTCCCCCATATTCGCCAATAGCGCCCCTATTTCTAAGGTCTATTGTGCAAAAACAGAGGAAATTGAAGAATAGAAAGCCATTTTTACAGACTAAAGCGCAAAAAAACGGCAAAATTGACAAATAGAGATGACTAATATCTTCTAAACCATCGGCGAAATCGTGGGCATATATAGAGAGAATTAAAATGAACAAAGAAAATCCATATTTTGAACAAACCAAACAAAACTACATAGAAGTTGAAAAACTCTATAAACTTGGTAAAGCAAAGCATACATCTTCTAAATACAGATTTCTTGCACCAGCAGTTAAAAGACAATCTGAACAATTCTTATTTGAAGCCAAGACTCAAAAAAGAAAATATTGGAAATTCAGTCGTGGTTCTCTGGTATTCGTAGAGTTCGGTGTAAATATAGGTGGAGAATTATCAAATAATCATTGGGCTATTGTCTTAGACAAAGTAGATAGTCCCTATAAAAAAACACTTACAGTAATTCCTCTAACATCTAAAAATCAAATAGATACTGTACTCATAGACGAAGTCATTGCAGAATATCCTTCTATTTTGCTTGATGAATATATTGAAAAATTACACAAAGAATTATTTGCCTACCTAAAATATTTAGATTCCAATAATGCAGTTACTGAAGCTGCCTTATCGGATGTCTACCAAGCTTATACAGAACAATTTTCAAACGAAATAATTCAACCTAAGATAATAGACGATGATAACCTTAAACGGACACAATCAGAAATAAATGACGTTATTGAATTAACTCAATACTACAAAAAATACATTAAGCGTTCTTATGCCAAGTGTAATAACCTTCAAACAATCAGCAAAGATAGAATTTTAAAGAAAAATAGATTAGATCCAATCGGAAAAATGAAAGTATCTGATAACACATTGGACAAAATTAACGAAAAGTTAAAAGAATTATACCTTTTCTAATCTCTTGACATTTTTTAATAATTATATTACAATACAGCTATTAGGAGTTTAGCTCCATAAAGTTTACATTTGGATTTTAGATCCATAACGTGATAGTAGCCGTATTTGATACGGCTACTTTTCTTTTTATATTCTAGTAAACATAACTTAAAATAAAAAACTCCCCCATATTCGCCTTGTTTTCTATTCTGGTACAATTTACCGTCCGACTGCTTAAAATCGAAAATAGAGGGGTTCTCGTAACTCCTCGCATGGTACAAACTCAAAACCTTTTCTAATTGCTTGCCTGCTGATGGAAAAAGGAGTAAAACCATGAAAATTACACAACACACGAAAAAAGACGGATCAGCAGTCTACCGCTCCAGTATCTATCTTGGCATTGATTCTGTAACTGGTAAGAAGGTCAAGACTACCATATCAGCACGAACAAAGAAAGAACTCAAAAACAAGGCCACCCAGGCTAAGGTAGAATTTGAGAAAAACGGCTCTACACGGAAACAACGCTCACATATAACAACCTATAGCGAACTTGTAGACTTGTTTTGGCAAACCTACCAGCATACCATAAAGACTAATACGCAGATAAAGATAAAAGGCTGCTTAAATAACCACCTCTTACCCTCATTTGGCACTTACAAACTAGATAAACTTACCCCTGTTATTATCCAAACTCAGATAAATAAGTGGGCGGATGAGTACAATCAGGACGGAACGGGGTATAAAGAATACAATCACCTTCATGCCTTAAATAAACGTATTCTACAGTATGGAGTTTCTATTCAAGCATTAGACAATAATCCTGCTCGTGATATTGTCATTCCTAGAAAGATAACAAGAGATAAGCAAGAAATTAAATACTTTCAAGATCAGGAACTTAAAAACTTCCTCTCCTATCTCGATAACCTGGAGAATACCTTTGTCAATTTCTATGATACTGTGCTTTATAAAACGCTCCTAGCTACTGGACTGCGCATCCGTGAATGTCTGGCTCTGGAATGGTCTGATATTGACCTGCAGAACGGAACGATCGATATTAACAAAACACTCAACATTTTAAACCAAGTAAACAGTCCTAAGACAAAATCAAGCTATAGAGTTTTGGATATCGATCATAAAACAGTGCTCATGCTTCGTCTCTACCGAGCAAGACAATCAGAAAATGGAAGAAACATTGGCTTAACCTATGAGAAAGTATTCTCTGATAGCTTTGACAACTATGTCAATACTCGAAAGGTTGATTATCGCCTACATAAGCACTTAAAAAGCGCTAACTGTACTGATTTAGGCTTTCATGCTTTCCGACATACTCACGCTAGTATCTTGCTTAATGCTGGCCTGCCATATAAGGAAATACAGACACGGCTTGGCCATGCAAAAATATCTGTAACTATGGACACTTACAGCCATTTATCAAAAGAGAACCAAAAAAGAGCAGTCTCATTCTTTGAAACTGCCCTCGAAAAAATAAAAAGTTCTTAAAAAAGTCCACAAAATTAAAAAAGCGATACGTAAAACCCTTATGTATCAACGATTATAGAATGATTTCGGTATAATTGACTATTATACCGAAATTTTCTCATTTTTAAAAGAAAAAGGGCGCTGGTAAAGGATAATCTTCACCAACTCCCTATT